CGGGCTGCGGCCCAAGTTCGAGCCATCGCGCCGCCTGCTGACCTGGCCCAATGGCGCGCAGGCCATGCTCTATTCCGCGGGCGAACCCGAAAGCCTGCGCGGCCCGCAACAGAGCCACGCCTGGTGCGACGAGATCGCCAAATGGGACAATGCCGGCGGTAAGGCCGAAGCGGCCTGGGACAACCTGCAGCTGGGGCTGCGACTGGGCCGCCAGCCACAGGTCATCGCCACCACGACCCCGCGCGCGGTGCCGCTGGTCAGGCGCCTGCTGGAACCCGGCATGGCGCAGGTCACGCGCGGATCGACCTATGCCAACAAGGCCAACCTGGCGGTAGGCTTTGTCCGCGCGGTGCAACGGCAATATGGCAAAAGCCTGCTTGGCCGGCAGGAACTGGACGGCGAGCTGCTGGAAGATATCGAAGGGGCGCTGTGGACCCGCGCGCTGCTGGAAGCCTGCCGCGAACCGGCGGCTTCCAGCCCTGCGCTGCGCACCGTGGTCGCGGTCGACCCTCCGGCTTCGGCTGGCGGGGACGAGTGCGGGATCGTGGTCTGTGCGCTGGGCGAAGATGGGCTGGTGCGCGTGCTGGCCGATGCCTCGATCGCCAGGGCCAGCCCCGAACAATGGGCCCGCGCCGCTGCCAATGCCGCCGCTGCCTGGCAGGCTGACCGCGTGGTGGCCGAAGCCAACCAGGGCGGGGCGATGGTTGAAAGCGTGCTGCGCGCCGCCGAAGTGGCCCTGCCACTGCGGCTGGTCCACGCCAGCAAGGGCAAGACCGCCCGCGCCGAACCGATCGCAGCGCTTTATGAGGCGGGCCGCGTCCGCCACGCAGGAACCTTCCCGGCGCTGGAGGACCAGCTCTGCGGCATGGTCACCGGCGGCACCTATCAAGGCCCGACCCGCTCCCCCGACCGCGCCGATGCGCTGGTCTGGGCGCTGACGGAGTTGGCGTTGCGACCCAAGACCCAGCCGCGGGTGTGGCTGGGGTAAAAGAAGCAATTCTATCGAACCCGCATCCGAAAGGCCCCACCATGTCCTTCCTTCAGACCCTGGCCGCTGCCTTCAAGGGCGGCGCGTCGGCGCGCGTGCCCTTGGCGCGCACTTTCACTTCGCCCTGGCTGTTTGCCGAAGGATCGGCGCGGGCGCCCTTTGAATATTCGGGCGCGGTCAAGCGGGCCTATCTGGATAACCCTGTTGCCCAGCGGGCCGTCCGGCTGGTGGCCGAGGGGATTGGCGGGGCGCCGCTGCTGCCCTGCGATCCGCGCCTCACCGCACTGGTCCGCGCCACTTCGGCGGGGCAGGCCTTGCTGGAAACGCTCAGCGCGCAGCTGCTGCTGCACGGCAATGCTTATGTCCAGGTGATCAAAGACGGCGCGGGCCGCCCGGCCGAGCTGTTCGCGCTGCGGCCCGAGCGGGTTGCGGTGATCGCGGGCGAGGATGGCTGGCCGGCCGCCTATGCCTATCGCGTGGGTGAGAAGAGCCTGACCATCCCGGTGCTGGACGAGGATGCCAGCCCCAACCTGATCCACATCCGCCACTTTCACCCCGGTGACGACCACTATGGCGCCGGCTGCCTCGCCGCCGCCGATCAGGCGGTTGCCGTGCACAATGCCGCCGCAGACTGGAACCGCGCGCTGCTGGAAAACGCCGCGCGGCCATCGGGCGCGCTGGTCTATGATCCGGGCGACGGCACCGGGCTGAGCGCGGATCAGTTTGAGCGGCTGAAGGCGGAACTGGGTGCGGCCTATTCCGGCATGGCCAATGCCGGGCGGCCGCTGCTGCTGGAAGGTGGCCTCAAGTGGCAGGCGCTGAGCCTCTCCCCCGCCGATATGGACTTTGCCGGGTTGAAGGCGGCCGCTGCGCGCGACATTGCCCTGGCCTTCGGCGTCCCTTCCATGCTGCTCGGCCTGCCGGGCGATGCGACCTATGCCAACTACCGCGAGGCAAACCGCGCGCTGTGGCGGCTTACCCTGTTGCCGCTGGCGGGCAAGATCCTGTCGGCGCTGGGCGAAGGGCTGGCAACCTGGTTCCCGGATGACGTGCTGGCGGTCGATCTCGATCAGGTGCCGGCCCTGGCGGAGGACCGCGAGCGGCTGTGGAGCCAGATCAGCGCCGCCGATTTCCTGTCGGCGGACGAGAAGCGCGCCACGCTGGGCCTCACTCCCGTGGAGAACAAACAATGAACAGAGACGATATGCTGGCCGGCCTGCTCGCCCAGGCGGCCGATGAAGGCGCCGATCTGGTCACCCTGCGCGCGGTGATCGAGGAGGCCAGCGAGCTGGGGGCTAAGCGCGTTCTGGCCCGGATGGGGCTGGACGATGCCAATGCCCACGGCGATCTGAACGAGCTGCGCGAACTGCTGCAGGCCTGGCGCGATGCCAAGACTAGCGCGTGGAAAGCGGCAATCGGCTGGGCCGTGCGCGGTTGCCTGGCGCTGGTGCTGATCGGCATGGCCTTCAAGCTGGGCGCAACGGGGCTGCTGAAGTGAGGTTCGCCGGCTATGCCGCGCTGTTTGACCGGCGCGATGCCGGGCGCGACACCATCCGCCGCGGCGCCTTTGCCCGCACGCTTGAGGAACGCAGCGAACCCCTGCCCCTGTTCTGGCAGCACCATCCCGAACAGCGGATTGGCTGGATCGAGCAGGCGGCCGAGGATGCCCGGGGGCTGCGGGTGGTCGGCTCGATCGACAACCCCGACGGCGGGGCCGCGGCCGCGCTGAAGGCCGGGCGGGTGACCGGCCTGTCCTTCGGCTACCGCGCCCGCAGCTTTACCCGGTCGGCCGACGGCCGCGACCTGACCGAGGTCGACCTGTTCGAGGTGAGCCTGGTTACCCGCCCGATGCAGCACGGCGCGCGGGTCCACTTGATTTCCAAAACCATTGATGCATAAGACTTTTAATTCAAAAGTCGGGGGTTAAGAGTTGAGGGGCAACCTTGTAGCCTACGCCATTTGCGGGGCCTGCGCGTTCCTGTGGATCAGTGCGGCATTCATCGTCGGCTTTCCTGGCCAGATGTTCGCACTGGATTGGGGCCATCTGGCATCCGAGTTCATTCACGGAGCGCACAATGAAAATCTGCTCATCCCCTTTCTTCTGTTTGTCGATGTCGTGATTGCAATCTGGCTAGATCACCTGGTGATCAGCCGTGTGCAAATGGCAATGATCGCCATGAGCGGAGCGATCTACATGCTGGTGACGGGCCTTGCACCACAGTATGGAGATCCCCACCTCAGCCCGGAGCATGACGCCAATACCCACTTCTGGCTTTTCATGGTCGCCTTAATGTGCTTAGCCGTCGTACGTTTTATCACGTTGATGCCCAAGCCATTCGTCCCAGTTGCCCCGGCGTCAGTCCTGCCGGGCACCGGCCACGGTGAGAAAGGTCCCATGGCATGATCTATCTATCCATCGTTTGTCTGATCATAATCGTGCTTGCCTATGCCGCGGGGCCGCAGGGAGAAATGACCCACGCCGCCGTTTCCGGCGGATTGCTGACCCGGGTCCGGCGCTTTCCGCTCGCCGCCTTTTACAAGGACATTGATGGCAACCCGATTGATCTTAGCCAGGCCATCCTGGCCAAGGCGACCGGATCGTCATGCCTCAAGTTCGGAATTCGCGACGGCGCTGTCGTAATCGCAAAGGAATTCGATGCATCGCACGATGAACTGACGCCCGGTCAGCTGGTCATCATCAATTCGCCACGCGAAGATGGTTCACGGCCACAGCGTTTCCGCTGCGTGCACCATGTCGATGATGATGGTCTGGTGCATTTTGTCGCCAGTGACCGCAGCTTCAAGGCGAAGCCACTGGAAGACGTTATCGGCAAGGTCACCCACGTCAGTTCATGAGCTGACCGTTAAAATTCCACCCCCCGAAGGCCGCCCCTAACCGGGCGGCCTTTTCTTTTCCGGCCGCCCGTGGGGCGGCCTTTTTCGTGAAAGGTAAGTGCCCCATGGATTCCCAAACCACGCCTGATCCGCTCGACGCCTCGTTCGATCTGGTCGCCCGCCAGGATGCAACCGATGCGGCCCTGGGCGAACTGCGCAGCGATGTCGACGAGGTGAAGAGCCGGCTCGACAAGGTCAGCCGCGCCGCTGCCCGTCCGGCCTTGTCGGGAGCCGCCCCGCCGAGCCCCGAGCTGAAGGGCTTTGTCGAAGGCTATTTGCGCCAGGGCCGCGAGACAGAGCTCAAGGCCGTCAGCGGCGCCGTGGCTGCCGATGGCGGCTTTGCCGTCCCGCGTGAGATCGATGCGCTGATCGCCGCCCAGCTCAAGAACATCAGCCCGATCCGAACGATTGCGCAGGTCGTGCAGGTCGGCACGGCTGGGTATCGCAAGCTGGTCACCTCGGGCGGCACGGCCTCGGGCTGGGTCAGCGAAACCGCCGCGCGGCCCGAAACCACCACGCCCAAGTTCAACGAGATCGTCCCGCCAATGGGCGAGCTCTATGCCAACCCGGCTGCCAGCCAGGCCATGCTTGATGACGCGGCCTTTGACCTGGAAGGCTGGCTTTCAAGCGAGATCGCCGCGGAATTCGCCCGCGCCGAAGGCCTGGCCTTTGTCAACGGCACCGGCACCAACCAACCGCGCGGTTTCCTACAGGCGGCCAATGCCGCCACGGCCGATGCCACCCGGCCGTTCGGCACGCTTCAGTTCATCGCCAGCGGCAATGCCAGCGGCTTTGACACGGCGCCGGAAATGAAGCTGATCGACCTGGTCCACTCGCTCAAGTCCGGTCACCGCCAGGGCGCGACCTTTGTCATGAATTCAAAGACCATGGCCGCCGTGCGCAAGTTCAAGGCCGCAGACGGCACCTTCCTGTGGCAGCCCGGCGTCCTTGAAGGTCAGCCTTCACGCCTGCTTGGCTATCCGGTGGTTGAGGTTGAAGACATGCCGGATGTGGCGGCCAACGCCTTTCCGATTGCCTTCGGAAACTTCAAGGCCGGCTACCTGATCGCGGAACGCCGAGCGACCACTATCCTGCGCGATCCCTTCACCAACAAGCCCTATGTCAACTTCTATGCCACCAAGCGCATTGGCGGGCAGGTGCTGGATAGCGATGCGATCAAGCTGCTGAAGATCAGCGTCTGATCCGGTCTGCTCCAGCTTGGGCTGGAGCAGGTCCCGCGAGGCAGACAGCCAGGCACCCGCGCCGCGCATCACCGGCGCGGGTGCCCCCCTTTCTTATCCTTGTTGACGGAGACCGCCCATGAAGCGGGCCATTATCACGCCCTATGCGCTGGCCCCGGCGGCGCTGACCGAATTGAAGGAGTGGCTGGGCATCTCCAGCCCCGCCGATGACACCCAGCTGACCGCGCTGCTGCGCGCCGCGATCGAACACTGCGAAGCCTTCACCGGGCTGATGCCGCTGGAGCAGATCTGCGAGGATATAGTGCCGGTAATGTCCGGTTGGCAGGCGCTTTCCGCCCGGCCCGTCCAGGCCATCACCCAGGCCCGGGGCATCCCGGCAGACGGCGCAGGCTTTGACCTGGCGGCCGATGCCTATGCGATCGATCTCTCCGCCGACGGCGCCGGGCGGGTGCGGGTGATCAGCCCCGGCGCGGCCGGTCGGGTGGCCGTGCGCTATACCGCCGGTCTTGCCGCCAATTGGCCCGCCCTGCCCGATGCCTTGCGCCAAGGGATCCTGCGCCTCGCCGCCAGCCAGTACCGATCGCGCGAGAGCGACGGCCTTGCCACCGCCATGCCGCCTGCCGCTGTTGCTGCGCTGTGGCGCCCCTGGCGGCTGCCGAAACTGGCCTAATGGCACTCGACCGACTGTTCGCCTCGCTCGCGGCTGGAGCGCTGCGGCTGGCTGAGGCCCGCGCTGCCGAGCTTCGGCAAATCCAGCACGATCCCGCCAGGCGCTGGCGCTCTGCCCGGCTGATCTGGCCGCTCTTCACGAAAGGATGACGCCGATGGAAGTGCCGCTGCGTGCCGCGCTGATGGACTGGCTGGCCGCCGATCCGGCGCTGGCCGGGACCCTCAATGCCGTTGTCGAGGAAGCCCCGATCCGTGCCGCGCTGCCCTGGTTGGCGATCGCCGCCAGCGCCAGCGCCGACTGGAGCACCAAGGACCAGACGGGCCGCGAGGTCCGCATTGCCCTTGAACTTCACTGCCGCGGCGATCGGCCGGACACAGCGGCAGGTCTGGTGGCCGCCA